GGAAAGATCGGGTGTCCACTCTGGGAGCGGATACGCCTTTAGCAACGTCCGCCTCGCACCTGGACGACATGGTTCGGAACCAACGGACCAGCCCCATATCTGTCGTTGCGCGAGGTCCGGTTGATGCGGTCGATCACGTTACTAAGCAGCTGCGCCCACTGACTGGCGCGTGTCGCGTTGTCCAGATAGGCTTCTGCCTGGAACAGCGTCCCGTAAAGGTAGGCGTCGGGGTGCTTCTCAAGCAGCCAGTTGGATGGAGCCGCCGTGGACAGGTTCACGATCCGTGCCCAGTAATCCATCGTAATCAGCGAGCCGGGCGTGGTGGGCACGGGATACAGCCTGAGGCCACCGCCAACCAGCGTATAAGCCACGGGTATTCCCGAGGTGCCGTCGAACTCCTGCCGGATCGCGGACGGTGCCATTCCGCGCAATGGTCTGTCGGGATTGCCCTCGATGTAGATTGCTCTCATCGCTAGGTAATCGTCGGGAAGCGGCGTGTCCTCGGAGGTGACTTGAACCGTGTCCGTCTGCTCCATCTCTGGGCAGCGAAGCTCGCGGTTGAACATCGCCTCTGCCAAGAGGATGAACTGCGGCAGGAGCGTGTCGAGGTCGTCCCTGTCGAGGTACGCGCTAACCGTCGATTTCAGCGTGTCTAGGTCCGGGATTGCGCCCGGTGCCGACACATTGAGCGAGATCGCCATTAGGTCTTAATCGCTACTTTCCAGCCCGAATTGAGCGGGAGTGAGAACCACTGCTCGCCGCCAGCCGGAATGCGGTAGTTGTCGTTGGTCACGGTCGGGTTGCTCGCCACGAGCACGTAAATCTGCTCATCGGACTGAACGCAGACGAGCGAGGTCGCGGCGTTGACCGCAGCCGACTGCGCCGAGGTGCTGGTTGCCGTCATGGCGCTCTGCACGGTCACGCGCTGGCCAGCGGGAACAACGGGGAACGATGGGCCGAGATGACCCGTCCCGCCAAATTCTAGAATGCGTGTCGCCATGTGTGCCTCAGATGATGATGTTTCTGCACTTCAACCAGCGGTAGTCGCTGTCGTTGAGAAGCTTGTTGACGGCTTTCCGCACGTCAGGATCGGCGGTGTATCGCCATGCATCGACGCCGAACTTCACCTTCCATTCGTACATGACCTCGATGGGGATTCTGGCAGCAAGTGCCATGTCACCCATCTGGCCATCGCTGGCGTGGTTCTCGTCGCGCTTGTTCTGGTCGAGGATTTTGTTTGTGACGTTGCGGCTGAACTCGTGCCGCACCAATACGCCTTCGGGATCGTCAGGATTGTCCCCGAGGTATTTCCTGATGCCCGTGTTGGGATCAAAGTCGATGAGTTCCCAATTACTCATGGGCGCTCCTCAAAAGAAAAGGGGCCAGAGTTTCCTCCAGCCCCTTCCCCTGTTAGTTCCGAGAACCTACTAGGTGAGGTCGCGGATCGCGGCCGAAGCAGCTTCGTTGCGGCTCACCAAGCAAACCTCCTGGCGCATACCCTTGCGGGTCGCGAGACCCGTGGTTGCAAGGTCGAACACCTTGAGGCTTTCGAGCGTGGCAACGGCCCAGTAATCAGGGTCGATAACCAGCGCGTCACGCGATGAGCAGAAGCGCGACGGAACGAACTGAACCTCGCCAAAGTTCGAGACGTAGATATCCGCCCCGGCAACGATGGTAATTTTCTTGTCGCCCGTCTCACGGCGCTGGGTCGCGAGACCCGAGAACGCCGCAGCAATCTGCTTGTGGGCTGCGTCGGTGATGACAAGGCGGGGATTACCGCCCTTCGTCCAGCAGTCCTTGAGCGCGGTCTGAAGAAGCGTCTCCGTGTACGTGCGCTGCGTGCCGTTGCCAGCCGCCGCGTTGACGTAACCCGAAGTCGAGCCGCCCGAATAGGTCGGCTGCGTGCCGGTTGCTCCCACATAGCTGTTGGTGACGATGAAGCCGAGAGCGCCAGCGGATTCACCCGCAGTACCCGAAGCCGGAACCACCGCAGCCTTGTTCGCGGTAAAGCGAAGTTCGGCGTCGGTCTTGAGTTCGCGACCGGCTTTCATCAGTTCCCGGCCAAGCTCCGAAGCGCGACCCGCAGTGCGGCTCGCCTCCATCGTGGTCGAGGAACTGACAACCTTCGTCATGATCTGCGAGTAGTTGCCCTGACGGACAGTGTTCGCGCGAGAATCGTTGGCGAGGTCGTCACCCTGAATGTGCTTGTTATCGACGTTCGCAGCGGTCAGGCTGTCGGTCTGCCACTCATGAAAAACCTGAGTTGCATTCTCCGAACCAATCGCTTTCTGGAACGGGCAATCATCGGGGAAGAGTGCGCCGATGGTATCGGACAAATCCTCCCGAATACCCACGCGGGCGACCGCCTGGATAGTGTTTGAAGGTACGGACATTGTGTATGTCTCTTATCGTTGGGGCTACCAGCCCTTTGTTTCGATGAGCTTCATGAAGGCTTCCCCGGCGACATCTCTGTTCTTCGAGGTCAGCGCTTCGTTAAGCTGTGCGATGTTTCGAGCATGTGATTGTCCTGGCGTCTGGGCAACACCTGGCCGCGCCGTAACGGGTGGCTTGCCTTTGGCCGCGCGAACCTTGGCCATCCTGTCCTTTTGCAGTGCGTCGTACTTGTCGGCTTTCGCCTTCCAGTCCGCCGCAGTCCGCATGGCCAGAATGTCAACGGCGCGGGCCGATGCAATCAGCTCATCAGGAAACCCCATCTCCTTGGCGACTGCCGTGAGCTTGCGCTGCAACTCAGGGCCGGTCGTAGGATCGGCGTATTCCGGGAAATTCTCGACGATGACGCGGTGTTGTTCCGCGTGATTTGCCTGCTCAAGCTGAGCGGCACGCACTTGCGCCTGCTGGGCATACTGCATCGCCTGATGCTGCAACTGCTGTTGCTGGGCTTGGGCGGATTCGTATGCGTCTAGCTGTTCTGCATACGCCTGCGGGTTGTAACCCATCAATGCCGGGTTCGGCTTCTGCGGCGTGATGCTCTGCGCGTACTGTTGAAGATGCTGGGCGACTTGGGCGTCGTAGGCTGCGAGTTGCTGCTGAGCCTCTTGAAATGCCGTCTGCTTTGCCTGCGCTGCTTCTTGCGCCTTTGAGTGGAAGCCCTTCTCAAGCTCGCCAACGCGCTTTGTGAATGCCTCTTGGGCATCGCGCGGCCAGCCTTTGAATTTCTCCTTCGTCTCGGCGTCCAACGAAACCGGCGGCTCGATGGGAGGAAGATCGTCGGCTTCCTCTTCGAGTGTCGGTTCGTCATCGGCTCCCTCGTCGGTCGGCTCATCGCCTTCCGCTTCTGCCGGTTGCTCTTCTTCGTCCGTGACGCCGAATGCTTCCTCGCCCAGACGGGCGTAAATATCTTCAGCGGTCTCAACGGGCGCATTGTCGGCGTCGTTGGCCACTGCCTCGTTAGGCTGGGTGTCCATGATCGTCCTTTGGTTGGCAGGGTTGGTTCCCCGCTCGTGCTGTTGGCCGTCTTTCCGGCTGTCATTTCCCTTGAGGGAATTAATATCCCGCGACCCTCAGCAGTCTTTGCCGTGCGTCGGACAGGTTCTCGATGCGCTCTGACTTGAGCTTGTCACGCCGCGCCAGCTCGCCATCCATGACGACTTCGGCCATTCCGGCGTTCAGCGTGTCCACGACCCTTAGCGCAACCGATAGCGTGGTGATCTTGTCGGCGCGGTTCGCGGGGTGAAGCTCGGTTGCGGCGACCTCTCTCAGGCGTGTGGTGTATTCATTTTGTAGCTCGGCAAACATCGGCGTCAGGAACTCGTCCAGCGCCGATTGTGCGCGTTGAGCCCGCGCGATGCGTTCGGCTACGGTCATGCAATCTGTGCAATCAGCGCGTTGACCTGCGTCTCGGCGTCGGCAAGCTGGCCCTGTAGGCTAGCGACCTGCGCCTGTGCCGCGTCGCGGTCGGACGATGCCTGCGCGAGGTCGGCCTGCGCCTTAGCAAGCGCGTCTCGGTCGGATGAGCGTTCGGCAATCATGTTCTGAATGGCATTCGCGAGGTTATTGAGTGCTTCGGTAATCACGCGGTCAATCCTTTGTTCTTCGGTGAGAATGAGTTCTTCGGCATCGTGGAAAAGTCGTATCGCTCCAGCTTCGAGGATGTTCTGCACGGCTCGGACGCGGGCGAAGAGGTGATCTTCACTCACTTGCCGAGCTTTGCGCGAGCCTTGGCCTTGATCCTGTTCTCGGTGCCCTTGGAGATGTTACCGGCGTTGAAGGAGCGCGTTGCGCCGCCGATTGCGAGGCGGGCATGGGTTTTATCACCGATGGGGAACGAGCCGTTCGGTCCAGCCTTCTTGCCGGGGACTTTGCTGCGCTTCATCATTTGTCGAGTTTCCCTCCCGGTCGCATCTTCGCGATCTTCTGTTGGCTCTCCAGTTGCGTTGCGTGCTTGTGCGCCTCAAGCGCCATCTGCTGCTGATCGATGAATGCCTGTAGGTTCTGCTGGCGCACCGCCAATGCCGCTTCCTGGGACTGGCGCATCATCTCAATGTGCGCTTCGTCCATGTGCTGCGCTGCGGCCTGCTGGAGCTTCTGAGCGTCCGCCTGCTGCTGTGCTTCAATCGCCTGCTGCTTCACCTGGACCTGTGCCATCAGCGCCTGCGTTTTCGGGTCTTGCTGCGGCGGCTGCGGATTGTCCTGCGGATGCGTGAACATGTCGTTCGGAGCGAGGCCCATGTCGCGCGCCAGACCAACCGCGTTGTTGTAAACGTTCTCCTGAGTGACCACGGGCGACTGCGACATCATGAGCATCGACTGCACCTGACCTAGCATCTGCCGGTACATGATGCGGTCTTGTTTGGAACCTGAGCCAAGGCCAACAGTTACGCTGACCTCCAGGTCCTCGGGCCACTGCGATGGATCGACCTGACGATACTCGCCATCCACGCGAATCTGGAACGGCTGCCCATACTGACGCATGAGCCCGACCTTCTTCATGAACAGCCGGGCAACGCCTTCCGCGAAGTTGCGGATAATGTAGCGCTCCATCTGCTGCCCACGCGCCATGAGCTGGGCTTGACCCTTGGCGGTGTCGTTCAGCGTATCTTCGTCAACGCCTTTGTTGAGGCGAGTGATTCCGGTTCTGGACTCACGCTGGGAAATCTTGAACTCGATTGCCTGTAGCGCAATCGCGGAGACATCCTGACGCACCTCCGGCTTGGGCTCTACCTGCCCCTTCCATCTGACAATGCGCCCGGGCCTGACCGTGAGCATGTCGTCAAGCGTGTGCTCGCCGCAGCTATCCTCATGAACGAATGTTCCGGGCGCAATGGCTTGATATACGCTGTCGAGCATGTTGCGCTCAAGCACCGTATTGACGCGCTGAATATCCATTGTCTTGTCAGCCAGCGACTGACCGATGAGACGCCCCTGCATCGGGTATGGGCACCAGTATTCGAAGG